CTGATCAAACAGGCCATCGACAATTTGCAATTGATTGCCGAGTATAAAGAGGACCTTGTTGACAGCAGCGGTGACCCCATTGCGGACATGACAAATACGGCTTACCGGGTTTTGTCGAACACCGAAAATTACGTGCCGACTTTCAACGAGGATGATCCTCTTGACTGGCAAGTAGACCCGAACAAGTTACAAGATATCAAAGACGAGAGGGATTAGTTTTGGCAGATGTGATGTATACGGAATTCAAAGATAAAGAGGTCCAAGACTTCTTATCTGGCCTTCAGAAAAATCTGAAGGGCATAAAGGACGGCACTAAAAAGTATGCCGGCCTTTTATCCGTTATCGTCTTCAGAGATGTGACCGATCACTTCGAAGGGCAACAAGGCTCGGAGGGCGCTTGGGCAAAATGGTCCGAGAGTTACCGAAAGCACATGGCCTCCATCGGGCGTGACGGAAATAAAATTCTTCAATTCTCTGGACGACTCCGACAGAATTTTAAACCGACAGATTATAAAACTCAGACCGACGGAATCTTGTGGTTTAACGACGCCCAAACAAAGAGCGGATTTCCCTACGCGGCCGCACACGACAACGGCGGAGAAAAACTTCCGAAGCGTGATTTCATGTGGCTCTCTGATAAAGCAATGGACAACGTCGGCGAGCAAACTCTACAGTTTATGTTAGACGAGGGAGTGTAGAAAATGGCAGTGCGTGCAGATCTCAACGGTATCAAATCGGCGATTCAGAGTATCCTGACTGCCGCCAATACCACAACTGCAAGCCCGATTGATCTCTCGAAAGACTTAGCAGATAGCGTGCGCGTGCGAGAGATCTTAAAAATTCATCCTGAAATGATTGTGCCTCAAGCTTCCTTTTTTCCGTTGGTCACCTCTTACATCGCGGATAAAACCAACAAGCGAGACGACATTGCAAGCTCGCAGTTGAATGCGAAACGCCGAGCGACTATCACTGTCGATATCGTCGGCTCAGTTTGGAATAATAATTTTAAAGCCGATGACGAAGATCCGGCGGACGAAGACATCAATCATTTGATGGAAAATATTGAATTGATTTTGCGAAGTAACCACACCTTGAATAACACCGTCAACTGGACGAAGCCTCAAGGGTGCCGATACTACACGACGATTTTGGATGAACAAACCCACTTGCGCTCGGGCATCTTAAGGCTCGACTGCGAGATTTTTTACTAGGAGTCACCCCATGGCAAATAGCGATGACAGCATCAGGTTACAATCTAAGGCCGCCTACAAACAGTGGGCCGAGCAATGGCGCGAACAAGCGGCGGCGCATTTGCCGTATAAGAAAAAGCCTCTCAGAGATTTCGAAAACGTCGGCATCGGCAAAGCCGTGGTCTGCGTGGCAAACGGCTACAGCTTCGAAGAAAACATAGACATCTTGCGAGAGCATCAGAACAACGTCGACATTTTGTGTTGTGATAAAACGCTTGGGCACTTGCTCGATAACGGCATTGTGCCGACCTACTGCATGGTCTGCGACGCCAACGTCAATTATGAAAAGTATCTGAAGCCTTACGAGCACTTGCTTAAGGACACGATTCTTTTCATCAATGTCTGCGCCAACCCACAGTGGTCGGCCAACGGCAATTGGAAAGACAAATATTTTTTCGTCAACCAAGACATCATCGATTCTCACATTGAGTTTTCGAAGCTTTCCGGTTGCACGAATTTCATGCCCGCTGGCACGAATGTTTCTAACGCTATGGTGATTCTGCTTTCTCAATCCGACAATACTGCTCGTCGAAATTTATTTGGTTACGACAAAATGATTTTGGTTGGATATGACTATTCTTGGAAAGACGGCGGAAAGTATTACGCCTTTGACGAAGACGGCGGCGGCAAAGCCAATTACATGAAACACTCTTACATCACTTTGCCAAGCGGAGCTTTCGCCTATACTTCCGGCAATCTGATTTTCTCAAAGAATTGGCTCGCGAAATATATCGCAAACTTCAACTTGCCGGTCGTGCAGACTTCGAAAGATTCTCTTTTGTCGTTTGGAAAGGTCTCGGATTTGGCCGAGCAAATGCAGTATCGGCACAAAGTTGAAGATCGAAAGTCGGTCAAGAAAATGGTCGACGAGCTTCGAGAGATTGAAAAAAGAAGCGCGGAATTGCGCGGGCACATTCACACAATTGGAAAAGATCACTGGTGGGCACATGCCCGCACGGTTTAACAAATTTTATTTATAGGGGGCTCACATGTCAGTAGGTCAGGGAGTTTTAACAGGAGATTTGTCTTACGTTGCAATCGGCCGCGAAGTGACTTACGGCACGTATGTCACCGGCACCGCAGGGCTAAATGTCCTGTCTTGCTCTTTGGTTTCTCGAAAGGAAACTAAAATCTTGGAAGAGATTCAAACCTCTCGGACAAATTCCAATGCCATCCAGCTTGGAAAAACAGTCGAAGGTGATATTGAGGCTTACTACTCGCCGCGCTCTCTGGCAGCGAATTACCTTTTACAGAACGCTTTCGGTGGCGGCCCTGTTTCTTCGGTGACTGCGACAGGCGAGACAGCCGGCGGCGGCGGTTTCCAGCACACTGTTAGCATTGGAAATTTCAACCTGACTTATTCTTCGCTCTCTATCAACCAACGAAAAGGTGAGGCGACAAACGGAAAGATTTACGAATACACCGGCTTACGAGTCAATGAACTCTCGCTAAAAGCGGAAATTGACGACGCCTTGATGATGTCCGCGTCTTTGATTGGCAAGGATGTGACCTTGTCAGGCAATGATGTTTCGACCTCTCTCAACACTCTCAACCAACGACCTCTCAGTTTTGTTGATGGCCGATTCTCGGTTGAGACGACAGAGGCCGGACTCACTTCGACGTCTTATTGGAATGTGCAAGGCTTCGAGTTTAAGATCTCGAACAACCTGAATTCGGATTCTGGCTCTCGTCGAATCGGCTCGGATGTTATCCAGGTTTTGCCAGCGGGGCTTGCGCAGTTTGAACTCAAGGCGACAGTTCGCTTCGACACCACAACGGCTTTTGATGCGATGATGGCCGGCACGCGCTTGGCCGCTGAATTCATGTTTCAAGGGCCGACTATGACAGGGTCTACAGCCCGCGAGAGTATCAAATTGACTATGCCGTTTGTTATGATCTCGGATGCAGGTGATCCAGAGATCAGTGGACCGAATGACCCGTTGACTTCGGAGATCAGTTTCGCGGTTTTGAGAGACGGCACAACGACAACGGGATACGCGGTGAAAGCCGTCGTAGTAAACGATACGGCAAGCTATGCTTAATTGGATTTTTGGACGAAGCCTTAAGAGCGAACTTTATGAGACGAAGAAAATTCGGATCTGCGGAGTTCGCTTTACTATCAAGAAAGTGAACCTTTTAAACTATCTTGATGGCTCAAAGGTTTTGCTCCAAAAGTCAGACGTGCATAAGACAGCGGCTTCGAAAGAGGCCACGCCGGCGATGCCGATTGAGAAAGCGCAAAAGCATTGCAAAGAAGTTTTGGTTGCAGGCGTCGCCGAGCCAAAGCTTGTATTCGATAAAGGCCAAGATGGGATTTGTGTTGATGATCTTTTTATCAATGATGACCTCGTCAACGGCCTTTACAATGCGATTTTAGAATTCACTTACGGTAAAAAAAAAGTGAAACAACTTATTTCAGCAGGGAAAAACTTGTCGAGTTAGACGGCCTCGCGAAGAGATATGGGGTTTTGCCAAGCGATTTTTTGAGCATGAGTTTAACCGACTATCAGTTCAATGCCTTGGTTGCGTCCAAGGGAATTGAAGACGAAGTCAGAGCGGCAAACAAAGCCAACAAAAAAGGACGCGGATTCAATGTCAACAAGTAGAGTCGCAGAGTTATTACTGAAAATTAAAACGGCCGGCGATGAAGCTATTGATAAGCTTGCCGCCGCCTTTAGCACCGTCGCGGAAGTCGGTGTTGCCGCTTTCGCCGCAATCTCTGCTGTCGTCGTTAAGTCCATTGATGAATACGCGGAAGCCGAGAAAGCCAGTAACGAGCTTGCGCAGTCGATGGCGAGCCAAGGGATATACTCGAAGGCGTTGAAAGAGGCCTACGATGAACAGGCTAAGGCCATTGAGCAATTGACAGTTTATGATGATGATCAAGTCACATCGGCACAAGCTGTTCTTCAGTCGTATATCGGGCAAACTAAAATCAGTAAAGAATTGATTCAGGCGACAACCGATCTCGCGGCCGCGAAAAAGATTGATCTAAATACTGCGGCAGAGCTTGTCGGAAAATCAATCGGCACTGAGACGAATGCTCTTGCGCGTAACGGCATCGAAGTCACCGCGAATGCATCTCAGCAGCAGCGTCTTTCGGAAGTTTTAAAAGGCATCGAGAGTCGTTGGGCCGGACAAGCTGAGTCGGCAGCACAAGGTCTCGGCGTCATGTCTCAGCTTAAGAACGCCGTCGGAGATTTGTTCGAGGCATTGGGCGAAAAAGTCGCGCCCGTTGTGGTGCTCTTTGCGAATAAGCTTAAAGGCCTTGCGACGGACGCACAAAGGACCGGAAGTTTCTTAGACGGTTTTGTGGAAGTGCTCCGCATTCTCACGCGCGGGGGTTCATTTCTGGTCACTGT